GCCACGAGCATCCCTTTCCAACAGGCGTTGAATCGCAAAACTCTGACGAAGCTGGTTTATCGTCGCTGCGGTAGCTTCAGCAAGGTCCGCATAGAGACCAAGACCAGACGGATTAAGATCCGCCCACACAGCTCCAGCACCGCCAGGATCACCCACATTGAGCGCCGATGGATAAAGGCGCGTGCCTCCAGAGACTTCAGTAACCGTAGTATTGGGAGTAATGTTTGGCTCACCAGTATAGCCAAGACCATAAACGGGAGCCGTCGTACCCAAAGGCAAAGGAACAGAGATGTCACCCTTCTGAGGCCAAGGCAAGCAGCTCGTGAAATAATCATGACGCTTGCCACGGCGAACCAGCACGTAGTCCGAAGTATCGTCGGGACCATTTCCCACATTCTTAGGACGAGAGTCCACCAAGTTCTCATCACGAAACCACTCGTTGTAGATCAGATTGTAAGCACGGAAAGGCAACGCGTTAATCCGCTCGTTGCCAATATTAGCGACCTGCCCGACAGTAGGAAGCCCAAAATAATCATACAAAGTGCCAACACCAAAGTTATTCGCCACACCATTCAACCACGGAATCACAAAATCAATCGAATCGTCAGGATCGTCCTGCTCACCCATAAACCGATGCCAATTACTCCACAGCAGACGATTAGGAACAAAGAAGAAAAACGTCTCCAAATGCAGGTTATCCATGATCGGGAAGATCGGAGTAGCCAGACGACAGAAAGCAGTCATCCGCACATTGAACGTATCACCTGGCAGAATCTCTTCACAGTAAATAGGAACCAGATAACCAGAATCAAACGACACCTTGTGAGAGCGCGTGACAGGAAACGACGACCTCGGCACATCCGCACGAGGAACCATTGCAAACTGATGCGACGACGCAGACCGATTACGAAATGCCATTACCATTCCCCTTCTTGCAGTCCTTACCAACTGCTATCTGACGCGGCGAACCGCAGTTAAAAGAACCAGAGGCATCATCATACTCACCCAAAAGATACAGATCGAAATCCTCAGGATGACGAGACAGCATCGACTGCGAGCCATTGATCTCATCACCAAAGATCCGAAGAGCAGCCGCCACATGAGCAACAAACATCGGTTGCCCGTAAACATCTGTAGCCCGATCACGAACAGCACACACGTAGTAAATCATTTGATAGACCTCTTGAGTTGAGACATACGAGCAGTAACACACACCTCACGAGCAGCCAAGCGCTCAGGAGTATTCTCAGCAGCAAACATAATCGCACGTTGATAACGGGAAAATTCCAGCGCATCTGGATCAGAATCGGAATCAGCCGCATATAACTTATCGTAATACTTAGGAGGCTTCATCACTGCCCCGCGAATCACGACTTCATCCGAAGGATAAACGTCACTCTTAAACTTATCATACCAGGCACGACCGATTCCCGGCTTAAGCGACATATGCGCAAATTCAGGCTCACGAGTAAAGATCTCACCCGTAGAATATTCAAAAACCCGGTAGTGATCCTCCGCAGCAGCACCGGTAACCTTCTTGCAAACATAACGAGCCACGTAAGCGGCACTTTCGAAAGTAACATCGCCAATCGAAGAAAAACCGTAAGGCCAAAGCGTTGACAAAAAATTAGAAGTATATAACCAAGAGCCACTAGGTAACTTCGAGTAACGTTCACGATCATTAAAGAAAGCGCCAAAAACACATGCGTGAAAATGAGGACGACCAAATTCATCACCATATTCACCACACATAAAAAAACGCAGACGCTGAGAAAAAAACTTCCGAGTACGCTTCATGAACAATTGAAAATGCCTGTAATCTAGTGACACAGGACAATTATCATCATTGTATGTAAGCGTAATAAAAGAACTATTCTCATGCATCTGCGATTCATGCATACAGCGAATCGCCCACTGACGGGAGCGTTCTAACCTACAGCCGATGCATTGACCACATGGAAGAGACAGCTCGCGACGTAGGTCCATGCCAGTACGAGCCGCGAAAAAAATCTCCCCCGTTACAGCCTGGTAAGCCGTAAGGGGGGAAAAGCAAGCCACCGCTGCCGCTCAGATTCTGAAACCGCCCCGCATCGGGGGCGGAGCGACATTGATCCGCTTGGTACGACCAATCTGACGGCGAAAACGACGGGCCGAACGACCCTTGTTGACAGCATAACGACGCATAAAACCTCCAAAAAAAAGGCCCGGCGAACCGGGCCAATCGGGCTAGGGACCTACAAACGAGGGAAACACAGCGAACCTACCTTCCGAAGAAGAACATCCTCTCGACGCAAAAAGTGGTCCTCCAGATCATTCCAGAAGACACACGCCTCGCTAAAGCTCATGCCTTGCGAAGCATACACCGCGTGACGAACACGAATAGGCGAATACCGTGCTGCAGCGCAATGCTTAAAGATACATCCATCACGAAGATCACCAGCACTCCACCAGTCAAACGCCATGAACTCATGCCACTCTTGAAGCTCAAACCGTCGCATCTCTACCACAAAAACCTCCTTCGCCCGAAAGACACCGAAAACGGTGTCACCTAGCACAGTTACATCAAGTAACCACTGTGCTAGACCTTCAACGACTCCAGAACCTCCTTAGCGGCCTGTAGCGCCTTACGAGACTCATCCAGCGCCTTTACCTGCCGAGCGACCTTAGCCTCGCCCTGGCGAACAAGCGACTTGTAGGACTCTATACGCAGAAGCAACTCATCCCGCGACATACCCATCTGTTGAACTCCTTTACGACCAGAACTCATAATAACACCTCACGATAATAATAACAACTAAAAGTTTCACGTGAAACATCACAAAAAAAGGGAGCCCGAAGGCTCCCTCTATGGTGCACCGCACCAATTCATGCAGCCTTGGGAGGTACCGGATCCGGAACAGGAAGAGGCTTCGCCAATCCCATCCGCCGCATCTCATCCAGGTTCTCCTTCCTGGAACAAAACTCAAGAAACGACTGAGGATCGTTATTGAAGCGAGCTCGCACTTCCGCAGACATCGCATCGAAAGAAGCCTGAGTCGAACGAATCACCTCCATCGCCGACCGGAAATCGCCAACCATAGTGAAATCACCATACATCGGCGCACGAACATTCTGAGGCAACATCCCGGTCACACCGAAACGCTTCACAATCACATTAATATCGCATTCATCCTTGAAAGACTGCTTAGTCCTTGACTCACCAACACACACAAAAGCCGACTCACGAGAGGCGGCCTCCTGATCATACTTGTACGAATGCCGAATCTTCATCGAGTCCTCCTGTAAGAAGCAGCCTCACCACCGCGAATTAGCGCGCGCAGCTGGCCGATCGCAGAAAGCAACGACACGTTGCCAACAGTCCGAGCAATCTGCTCAACGTCATCAAGGTAGGGAGAGATATTCTGACCCATCCAAGAACGAACATACGCAAGATCACGCACATCACGTTCCTCGGCCAACTTCAACGCAGCCTTAGATGTAGCAACCTGCTGATCAATCAACTGATGAAGCTTAATAACATCACCAGCTTTAAGCGAAAACTCCTTCTGTAAATTGGAAATCTCCCAACGAACCTTTGTAGTTTCCTCCCGCATTTTAGGAATCTCTTCACGCAGTAATTCAGTGCGAACACGAGTCTCAGCCGCACTAGCCGACGTAGACCCAATCTGCTCACGCACCAAATCGACCTCTAACTCCTTCTTGGCAGCCTCAGCATTGATGACACGAGTCTGAGCAGCTACATTACGAGCCTGCAAACCAGAGGCCACAGAATTCGCAATATTATTAGCAATCTCAGCCGAGATCTTAGGACGAACCTCCGCACGTTGATAGGAAGGGGTATTAGAATGAACCGAAGCAGCACTAGAAGCAGCCGACGCACCAGAACCCATGGGCACAGCCGGTGTACTTGCCTGGCCTGCATAACCGAGCATCGGATTCAAGCCGGCGGCCTTCAAGTCAGCAATATGCCGTTGAACAGCTGTACCGCTCATCCGCTCTTCAAAGTTACGCGCTTGAAGAGACTCAGACTGAGAAAAAGCTCGCTGCTTCGCAGCCTCTGACGCATTAAAATCACGAGAAAGACCGGCCTCACGCCGGTTAAAATCCGCATCAAACAAACGGGCCTGTTGAGCCTCGCGAGAAGACCACTCCATCTGCTCCTTCGACAGCTGGATATTCTGAGCGTTAGCCTTACTCGCCGACCGCCCACTAATAGCGGCACCACCCAGC